TTCGGTATTATTATATTCCTCTATTGGAAAGATCATAATCCGCCACATATTCATTTTACTTATGGTGATTATGAATGTTCTATTAGCGTATTGGATCGGATTGTAGACGGTCAGGCTCCAGCTAAAGTTATTGCAAAAGTAAATGAGTGGATTAACTTGCACGAGGCAGAAATACTTTCTCTTTGGGAAAAGGCCCAAAAAGGGGAAAAAATAGATAAAATTGAACCATTAAAATAAACGCTTATGTTACGGGTTATAGATGTGGATTATATTAGGAATTACGAGCTTCTTGTTACTTTCAGCGACGGGAGTAAAAAGATCGTAAATTTGGAACCTTATCTTACAGGTGAGGTTTTCGGGGAGTTATTGGATAAGGAAAAATTTGTTCAATATGGTTTAACCCGTGCTACTATTGAATGGGCCAATGGTGCCGACCTTGCACCGGAGTTTTTATATGAAATTGGTATAGCTGCATATTTTTAGACCCTATGAATGATTGTTTAGCTATTCAAGATAAGAAGGAAGAAACTTTCTTATATCGGATTTTTATTTCTCACCCGGAACTAAATGCTTCTGCGGTGGCTCGACGTATGGGAATAAGTCAAAGCCTTATGTCTCAATATATAAGTGGAATAAAAAAGCCCTCACAAGAACGGGAGGCCCTAATAGTAAATACTATTAAAGATATCGGTAAAGAACTAACGATGATTGTATGACATACGAAGATATTTTATTTTTGATCGGCTTTTTCCTGGTAATATTTTTTTTCGTAGGATGTAAGCATAAACCGGCTACTTTATCCGGGTGGCTTGCTTTTGCCTTTCTTTCCTTTATCGTGACGCCTCTTATATCGGTTCCTCTAACCTGGTACATTTGCTGGATGATAGATCGGGCAACAATTAAGGATAAAGAATGTTTTGATCCTTCGGATTTTACCTTTAAGAGATAAAATACTTTCTTCTTAGTATAATAAGCCTGTAGAATGGTTCTACGGGCTTTTTTTGTGTCCTTTTCCGCCACTTTACACCAGGATAATTTTGCCTTATAAAATTTACTCTTATGGCAAAATTAAAACCTGACTATATCGAATGGGTGTTAACCCTGAACGCCTCCGATGCGCAGAAGGAAATACATAATCTTTCAGAAAAGAACAAGGAGCTCCGGGATAGCAATAAGGAGATAAAAAAGGCTATGACCGATTTAATCGCCACCGGGAAAGCTGGCGGTAAACAATGGAAAAGGCTTGATGAGCAACTGAAAGAAAATAATAAGACGATCGGCGAGAATAACAAGAAGATTGCCGAATGTGAGAAACGGCTGGATAAAACCACCATGAGTGCCAACCAGCTGGCAAGGAAGGCAAACGCCTTGCGGAAAGAGCTTCGCGATACGGTGAAATCCTTGCAGCCGGAAAAATATGCCGCCCTGGAGAAGGAACTGAAAGAAGTTGAGAAAGCATACGGGCAGGCCACGAAAAAGGCGGAAGGTTTCGGCGGTTCCCTTCTTTCCCTGAATAAGATAAAAACGGTTCTGGCCGGTGTGTTTGTCACTATCGGCGCAATGATAACCGGACAGATTGTCGGCGGGCTAAGGGATGCGATCAGTACTATTATAGAGTTCGAGAAGAAAAACAGTACTTTGGCCGCTATTCTGGGAACCACGAAAAAGAGTATCAAGGATTTAACAGATGAAGCGCGCCGGCTGGGTGCTACTACTTCTTATACGGCCGCACAGGTAACGGAACTTCAGATAGAGCTTGCCAAGCTGGGATTTTTTAAAGAGGATATTAAAGCGATGACGCCTTCCGTGCTGAAATTCGCTAAGGCTGTGGACACTGATCTTGCCTCGGCTGCTACGCTTGCCGGTGCAACATTGCGTATTTTCAACCTTGATGCGGAAGATACGGAACGGGCACTTTCTACTATGGCAATAGGTACAACGTCTTCGGCCCTGAATTTTGAATACCTGAATAGTGCAATGTCTACCGTCGGCCCGGTTGCTAATTCTTTCGGATTCACAATCGAGGAAACGACCGCCCTTTTGGGAGCTTTGGCAAACAGCGGTTTCGACGCTTCATCGGCAGCGACGGCAACACGTAATATTTTGCTTAACCTGGCTGACAGTAGCGGCAAACTCGCGCTTGCTCTTGGCGGTCCGGTTAACAACCTGGATGATCTGGTAAAGGGACTTAAAAAACTAAACAGCGAAGGAATAGACTTGAACAAGGCCCTTGAACTGACCGATAAACGTTCCGTTGCAGCGTTTAACACTTTCCTTAACGGTACCGATACCGTGCTGGCACTTTGCGATGCGGTAACAGGTGCGGAAGACGCCTTTAATGCTATGTCCGAAGAAATGGGTGATAACGTTCAGGGTGCATTAAACCGGCTAAGTTCAACTATTGAAGGGGTAGTTTTACGTTTCTATGAATCAAAGGGTATTCTCCGGGATTTAATAGACCTTGTTACGCTTATGGTGGAAGGTGTGGGTGGTATGATCGACATGTTTAATAAATGGGGTGTTGTCACTTATACCGTTACCGCTTATTTGGTTTCCTACTATGGAGGACTGAAAATCGCTACCATGTGGCACGCCCGTTTTAAAACGGCGACCCTTGCTTCGGTCGTTGCAGAGAAAGCGCACGCCGTACAGCTTTATATCAGCCGGGCGGCTACTCTGGCTTATGCGGCGGCCCAGGCATTGCTGCACCTGAATATTAAAAGATGTACCGCCGCCCTTCGGTTAATGAGGATCGAACTTTTGAAGAATCCATATACGGCCCTGCTCGCGTTACTCGTGGCAGCCGGTGTTGCTATCTACCAGCTTGCAAAGAAGACGGAACAGGCTTCGGCGGCGATGAAGGCCCACCAGGAAGTCGTAAAGAAAGTGAATGAAGAATATGCCAGCCAGGAAGCAAAAATAAAAACTCTTGTAGCTGCTATCAATGATGAGAACCTTTCCAACTACACCCGTAAACAAAGGCTTGCGGAATTAAAAGAACTGATACCGGATTATAATGCGGAATTGAATGAAGAAGGCAGGCTCATAAACAACAACAAGGAGGCCATAGATCAATATTTAGTTTCCTTGGAAAAACAAATCAAGTTGAAAGCTTACCAGGAGGAACTGGAAGAATTGTACAAGAAAAAAAGGAATCTTGAAAGCCAGGAATCAGAACAAAGCGACGCTTACTGGGACACCCGCCAGCAAAATACATTGTCAGGATATAACCGGAATAGTCTTACCGCTAAAATAAGCCGTTTATTTGGTACAGAAAAAGAAGCTAACCAGTTGAAAGCCCTACAGACAACACAGAAGGATTTGGCCGGTATAGAATCAGCAATCGCCCAGATCAATAATGATATCTTAAAAACAGAGGCGACGGCCACTTCATTAACCGGAACCAATAAAGAAAATATAAATACTGAAACATCCCTTATAAAGAAGCTGGAGGCCGAAAAGAAAAAGGTTCAGGAGCAATGGGCGGAAGACAGCGAAGCGAATATCGCCAAGAAAAACAAGGAAATAGAACGTATCGACGCCGAAATAAAACGTTTAAACGAACTGGGGAAGGTCAAAAAGAAAGCGGAAGCCGGGGAGTATAAAAATACGGAAACGGATGCCACATTAAAACCTCTGGAGATCGAGCACGAAAAACGTATGCTTCTAATCAAAGAGAACCGGGAAAAGGAAAATAAGACAGAAGCCCAGTATATTCTCGAAGGGACGGCGGAAAGCCTTCGCTATTACCGGGAACGTATCGACGCTCTCCAGAAGCTGGAAGCAAAAACGCCGGCCCAAAAGAAGAAATTACTCGATGAAATCCACAAGCTCGAAACGGAAGCGCAGGCGGCCATTTTTGCGGAAACCGGCAAGCAGGAGGACGCCCGTATAAAACGGGTACAGGAGAAACGGGACGAACGGTTAAAGATTGAAACCGCCTATTACAATGTCCAGAAGGACACCATGGAAAAAGCGGTATTAAACCAAAGTATCACGCAGGAAGCCGCCGACGCCTATATGCTGGAAGTTGAAGCGGAGCACGCCGCAGAACTTCTGGAGATAAACCGTACTTACCAGAATGATATTGCCGCTTTGGAAATTACCGACAAACAGAAACGTATAGAAACAGCGACGGAAGCGGCCGACGCCGTGCGTGAGTCTGAAATGAAGTTATTGCGTGATCGGGCGGCCATTGCTCAAAAAGTACGTGAAATAACTTCCGTTCCGGTAGGAATAACCGGTATGCAGGAAGCACACCGGAAGCAGGTTCAGGATGTAGAAACGACTTATAATGCCATAATTGAGATAGCGAGACAGGCGGGGGTTTCTACTGTTGGTTTGGAGAAGCAGAAACAACAGGAAATTAGCCAGCTTGAATTTGAATACCAGAATAGTTTATACCAGATTCAATCCCAGATCGGCGTATCATGGGCGCAGGAATACCAGAATGAACTGGCCCTGTTAAAGAATCTGCACGATCAGGAATTAATAGACGAAAAGACATACCAGCGTAAAAAACTGCAAATGCAGATGAATAACGCTAAAAAATACTTTAACTATTATTCCGGCCTTTCCTCTTCCATGGTGGAAGCTATTCAGCAGGCCGAAATCGACCAGGTGGAAGCAAAATACGATGTTCTCATACAAGAAGCCGAAAACAACGGGGAAGATACTGCCGCCCTGGAAGAAGAGAAGGAAAATAAGAAACTGGAGATTCAAAAGAAGTATGCGGATGTAAATTTTGCTATCAAGTGTTCCCAGATCATAGCAGATACAGCCGTTTCGATTATGAAGGCGTACGCGGACTTAGGGCCGATCGCCGGAACCGTTGCTGCAGCAATGCTTGCGGCTACCGGTGTGGCCCAGCTTGCATCGGCCAAAGCAGAACGGGACAGAATTAAAAACATGTCCCTGAAAAACACTACCGGCAGCAAGACCGCCACGGCTGAACGTGTTGTTTCCGGTTCTTCCGGTGGTGGATATTCGGAAGGTGGTTACACTGGTCCCGGTGGGCGTTATGAAGTGGCCGGCGTTGTTCATAAGGGAGAATATGTGGTACCACAGCCGGAAATGAATAATCCTAAAGTAATCGACGCTGTTAGCACTATCGAAGCGATCAGGCGGCAGCGTACCAATGCGAACCCGTTGCCACAGAATCCGGGTGAATATGCGGAAGGCGGTTACGTTACCTCTTATGCAGGGGATTCTTCCTACCGGGAGTTCCTGGAAGCGGCAAAGGAGCTTCGCGCCTCCTGTGAGGCTATCAAATTGATAAAGGCCTATATCGTTTATCAGGATTTGGAGAAGGCCAAAGAAACTATAGATAACGCCCGCGACACCTTTACACGCGGAAAATAAGTAATCATTATGCTAAAGATAAAGACGAACAAAGGTTATCTGGATTTAGGGGGTGACTTTACCGTACAGATTGATGAAAAATCCCCTGTCATGAACGACCGGGGATCGCAAACCGTACCGGTTACGGTTCCATGTACCGGCAACAATGCTAAAATAACCGGTTTTGCTCACCGTCTCGACATGGGTATAAAGCCGATGAATGAAGATCAGGCATGTACGATATTGGACGGAGCATATAAACGTACCGGAAAGATAAATATTGTTTCCGCCGGTAAAAAAGAAGGTATTACCCTTAACATCGGCTTTGACAATTCGGAAGCCTACAGCGCATGGAAAGCAAAAAAATTAAATGCTATTACATTACCGGTGAAGGAGTATAGCAGCGTTAATTCTCTTTGCGCACATTTGCAACAGGTTTTAGGAGGTTATCAGACTGATTATGCCGTATTTCAGATTATGACCGGTAACGATTCGAAAGATAATCAGTTTTACCCTAAATACTTGAACTATATCACACCTGTATCAGAAGGAAGTAAAGTTTATCGTTTACGTTATCAAGCAAGAACAGAAACTTTTTTAGTAAATGGTACTCCGACTGCCGTAACACTTCCGGAAGGTTACGGCGTAACGGCCTTTTTATATGTATGGCGTGTGCTGGAACTTGTTTTTTCCGAATTTGGATATACTATAACCGAAAATCCTTTTAAGACGAACAAGGAACTTTCTAACCTGGTAATATTGAATAATGCGGCCGACTGTTGTGTTAAAGGAAAGCTTTCTTACGCTGATTTGATGCCGGATTGCACAGTAGAGGACTTTTTAAACGCCTTGCATGTGCGTTTCGGACTGGTTTATAATGTTTCTTCCGATACGAAAACAGCCACGTTAAGACTGATCCGGGATATTGTGGATGATGTTCCGGACATTGATTTGTCCCGTAGCCTGACGGACGAACCTTTAATAACTTACGAAACGGCCCGGCAAATGAAGTTATCGGCCAGAACTTCCTTTACCGGTGCGGCCCCCTCTGTTGAAAGACTTGAAGATTACTTGAAAGATCAGAAAGTCGCAAGGTTAACTAAAGTTGATGTATCTAAAAGGGTGATACATCTAAATTATGAGGAAACAACAGGACGGTGGTTTAAATGGGATGAAGATAATAACCGCCTTACTTATTCTTCATCGAGTTTCTTTTCCTGGGATCGGAAAACCGACAATATCGAAGATAACGAATTAACCAGCGACGACGAATGCGTTCCAATGGATTTTGCCCCGAATGATATTCTTTCCCCTCAATATCTTGCTGATTACGTGCACCGTTACACGTATCTTAAAACTTCCTCTAATAATAACGATGAAGACTCGGAGAAGGTGGAAACACCGTTATCCTTCGTGTTTGCGTTTACGTCTTCCCAAAATAGTAAATATCCTTTCGGTTCTGTGTTACCTTACACCTCTGACGCCGAAGAGGTTATATTAAGAGACGGAAGCAAGCATACAATGTCGCTATTTTTTCAATATGATAATGGCCTGTTTTTTAACTTCTGGAAGAAATACGACGCTATATTAAGACATTCATTCAATAAGATAGAGGCAAACGTTTTGTTACCGGTTCACCGGCTTACGGGTATGGATATCTTAACACCGGTAATACTTCGAGGACAATATTTACTTTTTGACGGGCTTTCTTATTCTCTTCCGGCAAATAAGATTGTACCCGTTGATCTGACATTAAGAACACTCCGGTTGATTGGTCCGTACGATTTGGATAAGGAACAGGAAACACCCGTTTTTGGTTCCAGGCTTTTTACGTGGGAATTTATAAGTTCAAATATAGAAACTGCCAAAGAAAATGAAAGGAACAGGATTTTACAACAGGCGAGGGATGAATGGAACAAAAGGCCGACCGCTGTGAACGAAATGAAATCAATAACTTACTCGCTTGACGGATATACAACTCGTAATGATGATAAATACTTGGTTGAAAACTATCCCCAGGAAGCGGGAATTACATTACAAAGGAACTATAAATGTAAAGCGACAGCAATAATAAGTATCTACTACGAGCCTGGAAGTTTTACTCCCGGTACATATCGGGATGTTACGTATGAATCCGAATTTGAATATACAGATACTTTTGTTTCTATTGTCTATTCCGGTTAATCCCGTCCTTTATTCTTCCTTTGATAAATCCAACTTTTGCACCATGGAAAAGCAGAATAACATCGTACTTGCCCCGTGCACCACCCAGGTAACGGAGCTTTATAATTTCTGGAAGGAGAACCATACGGGCCGGCTTACGGACTTTTATAAGTTTATGGTAAATCCTTCGGCTGCCAGGGACCGCTTTATATCCTCTTTGGAGATGCAGCATGAGTTAACAGGCAGTTTTATCGTAACCAAAATAGCAATACAATGAGTGCCAGCGACGAAGCTTTAAAGGTGAACATATATCCTACGGGAAATGCTTTTACGCGTAATCCTATTTTTCTGTCTGTATCATCCAGTTCTATGGCAACATACAGCATCAGAATGAATAATGAGGAAGTTTTCAAAGGAAACGGAATCGGGGAATTTCGTGTTAATATAGCCGAGATTGTCGAAACCGGAATAACAGACGCACGGATTTTATCGGATAATACGGAGCATCTACTTGCCGTTTCCGGTTTGTCGGCCGAAGTAACTATACATGTGGTAAATGAGGGAGAAGAAGAGGATAACCTGTCTTTTACAGCCTGGAAAGGGGGGATTTCCAAGAAGGAGTTTAGACGTCTTCGAAATATGGGGACTGATATATTTTCTTTGAAGTTCCTGAATGAATCTTGTAATTTCTTCTTTACCACCCGGAGTAACGACTGGCGTATAACGATGCGCGAGACGGAACTTTACCCGCTCTGTTTCATCTATCCGGGACACGAACTGAAAATAACGGAACTTCTTACCGGTCAAAGCCTTGCAGTACCAGGCACGACGGGGAGTTTATATGCCTTGAACCTGGAAGCCGTAAGACTTAAATTCTTTACCGATTACGGGGTACTGGCCAACCTTTTTGACGTGTATAGCGGTGATACGTTCGCTCTCCGGATCGGGATCGAGCAAAGCCCGACGGTTCGCGAGCATTACCGGCTCCGGTTCCTGAACAGTTACGGGACTTACGAAGTGTTTTCTCTGGAAGGCGAGGCGGGCGTAACTCCCGGCATGGATGAAGACGAAGACGCTGTTTTCCGGCGTTACGATGAAATTACCGATGATTATTATTCGGATCGCATACGTACGGAGATACAGGAAGCCGTAACGATTAAGACGGGATTCAAACGCCCGCAAGAAATACGCTTTCTTCTTGATCTGCTTTCCTCTGATAATGTCTACCTGTCTGGTTACGGTCAGGAAGAGATCAAGGTAATTCCTTCGGCGGAAGAGTTTTCTTATCGTGTCCGCCCTGACGCGCCGCAGAACGTGACGTTAAAGCTCACGTTTGCCGAGAAGGAGTCCAACTGGACCGGAGAAATTACGGAAAGCGGCTACCGGAAACCGGGCGTTCATTCCAAAGAGTTCAGCAAACAATTTAATTAATGTATCTATATGGCAACACAGGAGTATATCGATGATCTTATTATAGTCATTGAAACCGCGGAAGACGCGGGAAGCGTTACTAACCAAATGGTGGCGGCGGTTCTTGACTTTTTAAACGTAAACCTGAAAAAGGTTTCCCAGGGTGAGGAAGTCCTGGAAGAGGAAGCCGCACGCATTGCCGCCGATGCTGCATTACAGAAGGCTATAGACGCCGTATCTTTACGTATCGACCGGCTTGTCGGTAATAATGCCTCCCAGGCAATCGACAACTTTAACGAAATTCTTAATTTTCTGAACGGGCTTAAAGATAGTGATTCGCTTGCCGCATTGCTGGCTGATATTAACACCCGTATTGGCAGCGAAGACGGTTCACAGAGCGAAGACGGTTCTCTTTGGGGAAAGCTGAAAAGTTTATCCCAGGATATTTCCAGTTGTTCCGAGGACATAAGCACGTTGCAGGTAGACCGTGACAAAATAAAACAGGAGTTGCAGCAGACGGCCGGACTCCAGGTTTCAACCTTTACCAACGTGAACAACTTTTTGAACGCCGGTACCGTCTATAGTGACCTGTCGGGAGTGTTTACAGCATTGAAAACGGCGGATAAGATTAACAATGTCCGGAAAAACGGCGTGATCCTTTCGTTCCTTACTGCCGACGGCTGGGTGACGAAGCAATTTAGAGGTAATCCGGACACGGATTTTGAAAATGTCGAAAAGTGGGAGGATTTCGGCAGCGGCGGTTCGGCCGGCGGGAATACTTATAACGTAACCGGTAACATGCCACTAACGGAAGGTTTCTATACTCTTGCTTCCGCCATTGCCGCGGTACCGGACAAGTGGCGCGACCGGGGGCGTGTTATCACCTTTGAAACATCGCTCGGTAAATGGGAGACGTGGCAATTTACCGGAACCGATCCGGCTGTCTGGGATCAGGAGGCGAGCTGGGAAGAGTTCGGCGGCAAAGGAACGGTAAAGAGTGTAACGGTAAACGGCGAGAAGCAGACGCCGGACGCGGCCGGTAATGTGAATGTAAACGTGGATATCCTGGAAGTGGACGAAACTTTGTCCTTAGATTCCACCAATCCGGTAGAAAACAAGGTTGTAACCGCCCGTTTTAACGAGGTGGATGCTTCCACGTTGTTCAATGTAAATGCGGAGGTAAGCGAGGATGAAACATCCGTCCGTCTGTCTTTCCAGAATAAAAGCGGTGCGGAAATTACCGCTGTGGATATCCCGGCCGGTTCCGGTGGAGGTTCCGGCGAAACGGTGGCTACTAAAATTGTATTAAATGCGGCTGTAGATAACACCATAATCAAGGAAGGCGGAAACGCCCGTCTTACTTATACGTACGATCACCAGTACACCACGGGAGACGAAAAAGGGGAATCCACCGGGCAAAAGGCAGATATAACCGTTACGATTAGGCGTGGAACAACTACCATGTATTCCCAAACAGTCAGCGATGTTTCTAAAGGTAGTTACGAACTGGACCTTTCAAGTTACTTGCTTGTGGGAAACACGGATATTTACGTAGTGGCAACCACTACCGATCCGACTACCGGCAAGAAACAAACCCGACAGGCATTTACATCCGTAAAGGTTGTCAGCCTTTCCCTTACCAGCTCTTATAATCTGGCCGGGGCCATAGCCGCTGGCGGTTATACGCTGGCCGATACGATTAATATTCCTTATGCCGTCAACGGTTCCGGAACAAAGGTCGTCACGCTTTATCTGAACGGCCAGCAACAGAACGCGCACACCATTACAAGATCGGGAACGACAAACGGCAGTTTCAGTTTGTCCCCTTCTTCGCTTGTAACCGGTCGGAATACCGTTCAAATGGTTGCCGAAATGGAGGCTTCCGCCGATCTTGTGTTAAAATCCGAAAGTATCTACATTGATATCCTGAAATCCGGAGGATCGGCACCGTTCATCGGCACGATGATAAGTTTTCCGGACGGCCGTATTTTTACGGAGGACCATCTTGTTCCGCGCTTGGAAGCGGGGCAGTACGAACAGGTAAAATTTGACTTTGTGGCTTATGATCCTGACGCAACGCCGGCTCAAATGGACGTTTACCGGGACGGGGTGAAAACGCAGTCTGTCAGTGTGGCCCGTACTACGCAGACATATACCAACCGTTTTACGGAGCAGGGCGAGATCACTATGAAATTTAAGACGGGGGCCACGGAATACCCGTTTTATATCGACGTAACGGAAAGCGGGATCGACTTGCAGGAAACTACCGCCGGGCTTGTACTGAAACTTTCGGCAGCCGGGCGGAGCAACAGCGAATCCGATCCGGGAGCCTGGGATTATGGCGACATACATACGACATTTTCTGGTTTCGACTGGAGCAGCAACGGCTGGACGGGTGACGCCCTGAAACTTACGGGAGGCGCGAAGATTGAAATCGGGTACCGGCCGTTCTCCACGGATGCAACCACTACCGGGGCTACCTATGAAATGGAAATTCTTTGTTCGTCGGTAACGGACCGGCAGGGGGGGATACTGGACTGTATGGCCGGCGATATCGGTTTCCAGATGACAACGGAGCAGGCCCTTATGCGTGTTTCCGGCGGTACGGAAGTAAGTACGAAGTTTGCAAGTGATATGAACCTGAAAATGGCCTTTATTGTCGGGGCCAAGGCCGGTAAGCGGTTGCTGGAACTTTATGTAAACGGAATCCGTTGCGGAGCGGTGCAGTATGGGGCTACCGAAGGATTACTGCAGGCGGAACCGGTGAACATCCGTTTGTTCAGTGATACGGCGGATGTGGAGATCAGGAATTTCCGTATTTATAACCGTGCGCTTACGGATGATGAAGAATTGAACAATTACATGGTAGACCGGACTACGTCGGACGAAATGGTCCTGTTATTTGAAAAGAATGATGTTACGGGGGACAACGGTACGGATATCGACATAGACAAGTTACGCGCCCAGGGAAAGGCGGTTATGCGAATTGTCGGCGATGTGAACCTTGTCAACGCCACCAATAACAAGAAATTCGAGGTACCGGTCGATATCTATTTTTATAGCCCGCAGGGTAAGGAGTACGATTTTGTAGCAAGGAATGTCGGTCTAAGAATACAGGGTACATCATCCACCACTTATCCGCGTAAGAATTACCGTCTTTATTTCTTGCGCCTGGAAAAATACGGTACCACGCTGGAAGTTAACGGCGTGGATGTGCCGTCCCTTGAATACAGTTTCAAACCGGGAGCACGGCCGATCAGTATATTCTGTTTGAAAGCGGACTTTTCCGATTCTTCCGGTACACATAATACCGGTGCGGTGCGTATTGTGAACGACGTTTGGAAGAGGTGCGGGTGGCTGACACCGCCGCAGGCTGCATATAAGGGGGAATATGACGTACGTATAGGCGTGGACGGTTTCCCTATGGACCTGTTTTATGACAACGACGGCACCGGTGCGAATACTTATCTGGGAAAATACAATTTCAATAATGAGAAGTCGGAAAGTGCGATCATTTACGGTTTTGAAGGAATTGAAGGATTCAACGACGAAGCGGCCCTGAACGGGCAGCGTAACAAATGTATCTGTCTGGAGTTCCTGAACAACTCCGAGGCCCTTTGTCTGTTCGGGACTACCGACATGTCTTCTTTTGATGATGCGCTGGAATTTCGTTTCAAGGCGGACACTACCTGGGCGGATGCACACGAGGACGACAAGGCGGCAGTTACAAGGCTTTGGAACTGGATCGATTCATGTAAGGATGATCCCGCCAAGTTCCTGGCGGAATATAACCAGTATTTCGGTAATGACAGCCCGTTTGCATGGTATCTGATTACCGATTACTTTATGGCTGTGGATAACCGGGCAAAAAACATGATGCTGGCGACTTGGGACTCTCTGATCTGGTATTTCCTTCCTTACGATATGGACACGCTGTTCGGTGTGCGTAATGATTCGGTACTGAAATACGAATATACCATTACCCACGAAAGTTTTGACGATAGTATCGGTAGTTATGCTTTTGCCGGCCATGATTCCGTTTTATGGGAACTGGTACGGTCTTGTCCGGACAAATTGCGTGAAGTGGCGGAAACCTTGCGTAGCAATATGAGCCTTGAATATGTCCTGCAAGTATTTAACGAGGAACAAATGGGCAACTGGTGCGAGCGGATTTATAACAAGGATTCGGAATATAAATATATCCTTCCGCTTACCGAAGGGGTGACAACCGGCAGCGGAACCAGTTATTATAATTATCTGTATGCCTTGCAGGGAAGCCGTTATGCGCACCGTACTTATACCATTCAGAACCGTTTCGCCCTTTTGGATAGTCAGTATGTGGCCGGTACTTACCGTCGTGACAGCTTCGCGGCTTATTTCGGATACAAGTTCGGCAGCGATAACCGGAAAATTCGGATTACGGCCTCCGAACGGTATTATTACGGGTACGGGTACACGTCCGGAACACCGCACCAAAGCGCGGTACTTGCAGAAACGGCCGGGGCTGTGGTGGAACTGACAATGGACACGGATTTAATTGTAAACGATCCGCAATATTTCTACGGTGCAAGCCGTATTCGCGGGCTTGATCTGACGGATGTAGCCCACGCCATTGTCGGCACGTTGAACCTGAACAACTGCACGGCCTTGCGTGAACTGAATGTTAGCTGTGAGGCCGGACAGACGACATTTAACGCCCTTCTGGTGGGTAATTGCCGTAATCTTCGAAAACTCGACATATCCGGACTTAAATCTTCTTCCTTTACCGGTATGGACCTTTCAAGTAATACCAAACTTGAAACCTTCCTGGCCGGTGATACATCCCTTACCGGTGTGACATTTGCCGGCGGTGCGCCTCTGGCCGTTTGCGTCCTTCCCGGAACTTTGCAGACGCTCGAACTCCGGTACCTGAACAAACTAACCAATGCAGGGCTGCAGCTGGAAGGTACGGCAAATATCACGCGCCTTGTGATTGATAACTGTAGCCTGATCGACTGGAACACGTTGTTACAGCAATGCAGTGCGACCAGCTATCTACGAATTACCGGTATAGATATGGACGGGAACGGTAATTTGCTTCGCAGGCTTATGACAATGGGCGGCGTTGATGAAGACGGGGGAAACGTGCAGACGTGCCGCCTGGTAGGTACGTACCGGCTCACCCAGTCCATGTCGGATGAAGAGTACGCCGCCACCTGTGCACATTTCCCGGAACTGAATATCATTCAGCCGCAGTTTGTCGGTATAAAAATAGATCAGACGGTAGGAGACGGGGAAAAGATTACGAATCTGGATAACTCTACCGGATATGACTATAATACTGAATTTACCCCGTCTTCCCATATATTGGAAGTGTTGTCGAAAAGACGTTGTATTCTGGCTAAAAAGACGGCGGAGGGTGAAATGACCTGTTACCCGCTTCATGATGAGAACCGAAATAAATACGCGGATAGTGACAGCGTGGAGAACGCCACGGATGCAGTATTAACCGGATCGGAAGGTGAAGTTTACATATATGAGCCTCATTACTGGTACAAGGGAGTAACGGACGTGCTGAATCAGTGCCTTTACGGTTTTATTTCAAGTAATGAGGATGCGCCGGCAGCAGCAGGGTACACCAGTATAAGATTTACCCGCGAGGAACTGGATGTGACGGAAGGGATCGGGATTCGTAAGAATACGGATTACACAACCATTGAAGAGGCGAAGAATGAATACGAATCCGGATCGTTCGCCCTGGTGGACGTCCGGGATTACAAGCAGGTTCGTTTTCCCGGTTTTGCTTCTACTCTTTACGGTGCTGTATTTATAGATGATGCCGGGAAAATAGTAAGTCGGATCAGCGTTTCAAATGCGAACGGTTTTATCAATGGTATGTATCTGTTTTGTGCCGTTCCTGTAGGGGCTACGAAACTGGCCTTTACTTTCCTTAATTCGGCGGCCTTCGATTTCGTTTTACTCACAACATCGGAAAGTGTGGAAGCGATCGAGCCGGACTGGGTAGAGCATACGGAATGCCTGGGCGGTGTTTATGAAGCCTATCTGATTGATGATGTGCTGCGTTCTGTCAGTGGTGTTTCAAGTGTAGGAACTATTTCACAGAGCCAGGCAGTCAAATACGCCCAGAACAGGGGCAAAGGTTTCCAGCTGTTCGACTGGGAGATGCACAAGGATGTGGGTAATCTGCATTTCTTTAAATACGGTAATACCGATTCGCAGGGAGTTTGCGGATATGGAACAAACAATTACCAGAAAGTGACAGGCCTTACAAATGCGCTGGGGATGCGTGATACGGTTTCTTATTATAAGGAAAAGGGCGGTTCCAATCCACAGGCGGAAGGTGCTTACCGGGACGGTGTAAATTATCAGTCCGTCAATGTGCTGGGATATGAGAATTTCCAGGGAAACAAGGCGGAATGGTTGCAGTATGTCACAGTAAACAAGACGGCGGCGGACGGAAGGTGGTTTATTACCATGCCGGACGGAACGGAACGCGTTGTACAGGGAATTACTGTTTATAATGCGGATATTTATCCTACCCACATGGTTTGGGGCCGGTATATGGATTTGATTGCGGCCAAGGAAGGCGGTTCCACTTCCTCTCATTGGTTCGACAGGTTCTATGTGGGTACCGGGCTTTCTCGTGTGGTGTATCGGTCGTACAGCTACGCGTCCGCGTTTGGCGGTGTTTCGTATGCGCACGCGAATTACGATTCATCGTACACGTATGCGTTCATCGGCGTTCGGCTTGCCTTCAGGGGCATCATACGCTGGGCGGGTAGCGTCGCGGCCTTTAAAGCCATAAATCAGGCAGATTAAGATAAAAAATAGCAACGTAAAACGTTGTGCGGGTAGCGCAGGCGTCCGGAAGTAAGACGGGTGCCGGTGCTTCCTGAAAGTACAAAGGCGGATTTCCTCATATACACTCGTGTGGTGTATCGGTCGAACAACAACGCGAACGCGTTAGGCGGTGTTTCGTATGCGAACGCGAATAACGATTCATCGAACACGAATGCGAACATCGGCGTTCGGCTTGCAAACAATTAGGATAAAGAAAAAGCGCATAAGCCTTAAAGATTGGCGTACAACAGTGGGGACGTGTCCCCGGTGTGGAGCCAAGAGGAATGAGCCTCGCCAACAGCAGCCGTTTACGGCTGGAAAGGGGAAAAATAAAGCGCAGGGCAATGGGGTTTGGTAGGAATTTTTTTCGAAGAAGCCCGGCCCGGGGAATTGAAGGCTAATTTAATTATCATGTGGAGAGAAGATAATATTATAGAAGAGATTGTCGAGGACTCCAATATAGAGGACGCCATAAAAACGGTATTGCGCAAAAGAAGACGAAAGCGCAGCTTTGCCGGGCGTAGAATACTGGCGGATGTCCCGAAGGCAGTAGAGAGGATCAGGCAGCGGATCAGGAGTGGGCGGTTCAAGCTCGGAGGATATCGGGAAATGACCGTAGACGACGGGCCGAAGGTAAGGACCGTACAATCGGTTTCCCTGGAGGACAGGATCGTTCTTAACGCTGTTATGAATGTGGTGGACCGGCATTTGAAAGTACGTTTTATCCGGACTACTTCCGCATCCATTAAAAACAGGGGAACGCATGACCTTTTACAGTATATCGTTAAAGATATAAAGGATGATCCCGAAGGAACCCTGTTCGGGTACCAGTTCGATATAACGAAATTCTATGAAAGCGTAGACCAGGACATTTTGCTGGATGCAGTGAAAAAGATGTTCAAGGATAAAATATTAATCGGAATCCTGGAAGAGTGCATCCGCATGATGCCTAAAGGCGTAAGTATCGGGCTAAGATCATCACAGGGGCTTTGTAATTTGCTTCTATCCATTTACCTGGATCACCGGTTAAAGGATCAGGAGGCAGTAGCACACTATTACCGGTATTGTGACGACGGTCTGGTGCTTTCCGGTAGTAAGAAATACCTTTGGAAGGTTAGGGATATCATTCATGAACAGGCCCGTAAAGCCCGCCTGGAGATTAAAAGCAATGATACCGTTTTCCCGATCACCGAAGGTATCGACTTCCTGGGATATGTAACCCGCCCGGATCATGTACGGTTAAGGAAGCGTAACAAACAAAAGTTCGCCCGCAAGATGCACAAGGTTAAAAGCAAGAAACGCAGGCAGGAGCTGACCGCCTCATTTTACGGGCTTACAAAACATGCCGATTGCAAGAACTTATTTTATAAACTAACAGGAAAGAAAATGAAAAAATTAAAAGATCTGGGCTACAAGTACAAGCCTAAAGACGGACGGAAACGATTTACCGGGGCAAGGATCAAGTCGCCCGAACTGATGAACAAGGATGTGATCGTACTTGATTATGAAAAGGATGTTCCGACGAAAAACGGAAACCGGACTGTTATAAAGCTGGAACTCGACGGCAAGGAGAGAAAGTATTTTACCAGCCTGGAGGAAACACTTTTCATTTGTGAATCAGCGGCAAGAGACGGAGAACTGCCTTTTGAAGCACATTGCGAAGGTGAAGTAAGTGAAAAAGGATTGATAATTATACATTTTACTTGAAATGATACGAATTTATGCAGACAGCAAGGCGGAACCGGTAAGATGTACCAACCGCCGCCGGGGAATCTGGCGTATTACGTGGGATTACCAGGAAACAGAGACAGCAGAAGGAGTGCAGCGTAGTTACATGGAAGAGACGTTCGATCATCTACCCGCACTGGCAGAAATCAAGGCGGTTATTAATGAATGGTATAACCGGAAGATAACCGACACGATCGAAAGCGGGTACGTATGGAACGGCCTGAAAGTCTGGCTTTCCATGGAGAACCAGATGAATTATAAGACGGCGTACGATCTTGCCTTGCAGACAGGCGGGGAAAACCTTCCTGTTACTTTCAAGCTCGGGGAAGAAGACAACCCGACGTTTTACGAGTTTGCAAGTATGCAGCAACTACAAGAGTTTTACACCGGTGCCGTGAAACATATACAGGAGACACAAAAGGAAGGCTGGGAACTTAAAAAGGCGATAGACTGGAGCGTTTATACGTTGGAGTAGAAAAAGTGAAGGGGGAAGCGGGAAACACGTTTCCCCTTCACTCTTTTAGTTATAACATATCATCAAAGGCGTGTATTCCCGCTTCGCGTTCATCTTCCAGAGCATGTGCGTAAACCATTGTCATAGTTATAGAACTATGTCCCAAAAGGTGGGATAGCGTTACGATATCATGTGTTTTCTTATAATACAAGGTAGCGAATGTATGCCGCCCGGTCTTTGAACTGATATCCTTTGTTATTCCTACTTTACCGGCTATTGTTTTCAATACCCGGTTTATATCCTGATCCGTGGGAAGGTTCATAAACAAGTTACCTTTTGTACGTCCGGCCCGGTAATATTCATAGATATAACGTGCCGGGTCCGATAAGGGTACAGTTACCGGTATTTTTGTCTTACCTCGTGTGTAGTGTAGTTCATTCCCTATGAACTGGTTTATCTGCAATGCTTTTGCATCGCCTATATGCAAAGAAGTAAAACAAAGAAACAGAAAAAAACGGAGTACGTTCTGGGTACATTCTTCCAGGCGGCCGGACCGGTACAAGGCGGTCAGACGGAGGAGTTCTTCTTCCGTCAGGTATATAACTTCACTTTTGGGGCGACGTATCTTTATGGCCGCGAACGGGTCCTGGTCCATATAACCGCCGCGTATGGCGGCACCTACATATATTTTGATAGTAGCCATGTTACGCCATGCCGTAGAATCCATGTTACCTATTTTGCGAAGATATGCAAAGAAAGACAGGAGAAATTCGTGGGTAATCTCTGAAAATACAAGGCCGGGTGCGAATGTTTCCAGTTTCTTGATGATAGAAACGTGATGTTTCCAGGTACCGAAAGAAATAGTTTTGCTAATTTGTTTGAGGTAAACCCGTGCAAAATCAAAGAAGGTACCAAAATCGGAGGGATTGTTATACTGGCGGAAGAAACTTTCTTTTGTCAGCGTCTCATTTTTAAGACGGGCACGGACAAATATATCGCTTACTCGTGAACGGATATTGGAGATGATTAAATTTTTATCCTTACTTTCTTTGTCCCGGCCTTTTATCACTTCGTTTTGCTCATCCCATTCTTTAGAGGTGACACTTAACCTTACCGCGATCCTTATTTTCTCGCGGTTGATATAAAATTCCACATACAGGGGGAGCCGGTCGGTTTTGCCTTTTTTGCCTTGTCTTACAACTCTTATTGCCGTCAT